GAAGCGCCAGCTCGCCGCCTTGGCCCCCGGCGACAGCGCAATGGCGATCGCATTGCCACGGCTGCCAGTGTACAGCGCCGTCAGCACGAAGCTGGTCGTTGGAATCTGGAACGCCGCCGCCGTGTCCGTCCCGTCCGTTGCGCGAATGCAGCGGAAATCCGACGCACCCTGCTGCACCGCGGTGGCCACCTGGGTGCCCATGTCGTGCTTGCGCGCCAGTATCGGCCCGAAGCCGCGCGCGTAGTCGGCCATGGTGCCCACCACCACCGGCTCGCCCACCGGCCCCCAGCCAGCGGTGCCCACCACGCCCACCACGTTGGTGGGTACGCCGTTGATCACCAGGTTCTGCGGCGGCACGATCTGCACATACAGATCGGGCACCACAAGCGCGGTGGTGTTGATGCTACCCTGTTGCACGATCGGCATGTCTCAGCCCTCCTGTCCCGCGGGCACGGCGACCCGGACCACGTTGCGCGCCTGCTCGCCCCCGAGCACCGCCGCGATGGCGGCAGGATCGGCGATCACCTCGCCCTTCGCGTACGGCCCGAAGGCGCGCACCACGACCAGATGCACATTCATGCTGCTCTCCCGAAAACCACAGGGCGGACCGCGGTCCGCCAGAATAAGGCCAGCGCACGGAGCGCCAGACCCGCCATCGTTCAACCGATGAACGAGCGCGGCGGCGCGCCGAACTTCATGTCGCCGAAGATCATCACCGGCAGCGTCTCGGCCACCGTGGTGGCGTAGTCCACCGAGTACAACAGGTCGCGCCGGTACAGCCGTGCCCGCCGCCCCTGGTCCAGCACGCTGGAGCCGCGGAACAGCAGGCGCCCCGACGTGCCGTCGGCCAGTTCGACGAAATCCACCGCCGACAACCGCGTATCGATTGCCGCCGCCACCCGGTCGCGCGTCGCGGGGTCGGGGCACCAGGCAGACAGTCGGAACACCTGGCGCTGGCGCCGCGTCTCGCGCCGCACCGGCTGGTCGGCGACCACGCGCCCCAGCATCGGCCCCTGCCCCGCCACCGTCAGCGTAGCCCCGTCCACTGTCACGATCAGCCGCGTGCGCAGATAGGTTGCCAGCACCGCTGCCACCATCTCCGGCGTGTCGCCGCGCGCGGTGCGATGCACCACCGCCATCGCGTCCACCAGCAGCCCTGCCACCTGGCCCTCATGGGCCACGCCCGCAACGCTCGCCTGCCGCCCTGCCACGCTGATCGACAGCCCCGGCACCACGGTGGCGATCGGCTCATGGCGATCCGGATGGCGCGTCGTCACCACCTGCGGCCGCGCCTCGGGGAACACCGTCACATGCACCCGCCCGGCCTGCAGGTCGGCATCCAGTGCCGCCCCGGTGGGCCAGCCCCGATATATCCGGCACACCGTCCCCACCACGCTCGGCGCCTGCGCGCCCTCGGGGTACAGCACGTCCGCGGCCAGGCGCACCAACGCCTCTTCCACATCCGCAAGATCGGCCATGGTAATTCCCTAAACGGCGGCCTGGCGCACCAACAGCCGCCAGCCCTGCTCCGACAATTCCGCCCGCGCAACCACCCCGGCACGGCCGAGGTCGTCGCGCATCGTGTCGCCCGCGCGCAACACCACGCCGCCCGGCGCCGGCAGCATCACCGTCCAGCCGGCAACCGCCGCCTCGCCGGGCAGCCCGCCCGCACCTGCCCCGCCACTTCCGGCCGGCACCACCGCCGCCGGCCAGCCGCGCAGCAATTCCACCACCGGCCCAGCCCCGCCATAGCCGCCGATCCCCGGCAGCCCCGGCCCCTGCGCGCGCATGAAATCCACCACCCGCGTCGCCCGCGCGCACAGCACCGGCAGCAAATGCTGCTGGGCGGCGATGAACCACACCCCGCCGTCGCGCGCCCCCGCCCGGCTCTCCGGCCGGCGCAGGTAGTCGCCAACCCTGGTGTAGGCGGCATCGAAAATCCCGTGCCAGAACACCTGGCCATGCCCTGCCGGCCGCGCGAACCGCCCGTCGGGCGAGCTGAACGCCGCCTGCAACCGCAGCACCCGGTTGCCCCCCGCCAGCGGATCGATCCCGCCGCGCGGCCGCAAAACGTCGCACCACTGCCCCACCACGCGCCCGGCCCGGCCCAGCCCGCGATACAAATTGTCCTGCACCCGCCCTGCGTCCATCGCCCTCTCCTTCACCGCGATGCGCGCTAAACCACCACCATCGGCACGCCCGAGCCCAGCGCTGGCCCCGGCGGCACGCCGAGAAACCCGCACAGCCGCCGCCGCCAATCGTCGAACAGCCGCGTCCGCTCGCGCACCTCGCGCGGGTTGCGCTTCCACACCGCCGCCTGCTCGGTATCCAGCATCGCCGAGGCCTCCGGCACCGCCGCCTCAAGCTGCGCCAGCGTGGCCAGGAACTGCCGCGCCACCGCCTCCTCCGTGCCCGAAAGCCGCCCCAACCGGAATTCCATCAGCCCGTAGGCCTGGTGGAACCGCCAGCCCTGGAACCCCTCGGCCCCGCTGCCATAGGCCGGATACCCGCAATGCCTGCGGATATCCGTCCGCTCCGCCTCGGTGAATGCCATCGCTCTCTCCGAACATCTTCCCGCCGCACGCAAATCCGGCCCGGCCGGAAGGGGACGTCGCCGCCCCCTCCCCGTTGCCTAGCCGAAATGCTCGACCATCACCGCGCGCTTGAACGCGGCATTGGTGGCGGTCGGCACCGTCGTCGGGTTGGTGGTCACGTCCGACGGCGCGCAGAACCCGCCGATCCAGTACCAGCTCTGCGCGATGATCTGCTGCAGCCGGTCGATCGGCTCGCGCGTCACCATGGCAATGCCGTCCACCACCGAAACGATCGAGTTCTTCGGCGCCGTATCGTCCGCCCCGATCCCGGCATAGCCGCCCTCGATCAGCGCACCCTTGCCGCAGATGATCGGCCGGCGGATGACAGCCCCCGACACGTCGGGATGGTTCTGCACATAGGCCTCGTTGGTGGGGATGAAGCGCAGGCCGAGAAAGTCGTTGATCATGCCCCGCTTGAACACCTGGTTGGCCGAGGTGGCGCCGGTGAACAGCTGGCGGAAATCGGCGTCGCCGAACAGCTGCCGCGCCGAGATCGGGTCGAGGTAGCAGTTGTACACCCCGTCGATCTCCGGCACCGCATTCAGCCGCAGGGTGGCCACCGCGTTCAGCAGCGTGCCCATGGTCAGCGTGTCGCCAGCCTGCAACTGCGTGCTGGTCAGCCGCCCGTTCGGCCGCGCGATCGAGCTGGCGGTGCTTGCCATCACCGGGTTGCCCGCGGTCGCATCGGAAACGGTCACGCTGGCACCGAAGGTCAGCACGCCAGAACGCCCGCCCGGCGCGCTCGACGCGTTGGAGGCATCGACCGAGACACCCACCAGCGTGTAGCTATTGGCGCCCACCCTCACGGTCAGGCTGGCGCCGGCACCCACCGGCGTCTGCACGCCGTTCGCGAACACATGCTCGAAGCCGCGCACGTCATCCACCGCCACGTTCACGCCCGGCGCGCCCAGCGTGGTGCGAACCCGGGAGTTGCCGCCGAAATACGGCGCGAACAGCGCATTGCGCGCCAGCTCGTCCAGGCTGCGCGCGGCCTGCTCGCCGTTGATCGCGGCGTTCTGCAGGAACTGCCCGGCGATGCCCACGCGGTTGGTCACCATGTTCAGGTCGGTGGTCGCCGCATAGTGCTCCAGCGTAATGGTGTACTGCTCCACGCTGAAGCCGCTCGGCACCAGGCCGTTGTCCAGGTTGGTGTTGGTCGAAGGGGCCAGCGGCGTGGTCACCGCCGCCTTCAGCCCGGCGCGCGTCTTGGTCAGCGTCTCGCCGATGCCCACGTTGAAGCTCACGCGGTCGGCCACGGCGCGATAGCCCAGCCGGGCCACCAGGGCCTGCTGGAACTCGCGCTCCAGGTAGCCCAGCTGGATGATCGGCTGCAGGGCGGCGGGGAAATTCTGAATCGGCATGTCTGATCCTCACGGTTTCACGACCCGCAGGGCGGCGCCCGGCAGGAGTCACTCGGTTCAGTCGTTGTTTTTCAGCAACGGCCGGCTGCACTTCCCCCGCGCATCGGGGGGCAGACCGGAAGGGGGCGCTACCCCCGCCGCAGCAACTCCGCGCGCGAGGCCTGCCACTCCGCCTCGCTCATCTCGGTGGCCAGCTTCGCCCGCGGCGCCTGCGCCGGCGGCGGGGCGGCAGCCGATGACGAGCTGCTGCCGCCGAACAGCCACGGCTTGGCCCGCCGCATCTCGGCCATCAGCTCGGCCGCGCCCTCCACCTCGTCGCGCTCGTTCAGCGCCAGGCGGCTGGCATCCACCAGCTTCAGCCCGTCCATGTCCACCATGCCGGCGCGCACCGCATGGGCCTTCAGCTCGGCGCGCACCAGCCGCTCGCGCAGGCTCGCCTCCAGGGCCGCCAGGCGCTGCTCCAGCGCCGTGCGCACATCCCCGGCCACGTCGCCGCCCGGATCATGTCCGCAATCCTGGCCCGCTTGCGCGTCCTGCGCGAACCGGCCATCCACGCCCGCCATCCTCGTCGCGTCGCTCATGCTTCCTCCTGCGTGCCACAGCGCGCCGCAGCGCCGCTGCAATCCACGGCCGCGCCCGCCTTGCCCTGCGCTGCTATCCGCGCCAGCTCGGCATGCACGTCCTCGATGTCGTACACATCGGCGATGCTCTTCACCGCCGTTTCGGTAGAGATATGGCCGGCCTCGGCCAGCGTGCGCAGCGTCTGCGCGTCGCGTGCCCGGTCCTCGGCGCCGGGCGCATACCAGCGCGGCCAGATCAGCCCCAGCCGCACCGCCGGCACGATCGGCGCCACCGGCTCACCGAACACACACAGCGGATACCGGTTCGATGCCAGAACCACCATGCGCGCCAGCTTCAGCAGCGCATCGCCGTACGACACGCGCAGGTTGTCGGCCAGCCACACCAGGCCCTGGTTCATCATCTCCATCGCCCGGCCCGACTGCGCGGCCGAAAGCCGGTCGGGGCTGGCACGGTTGCCGTGCACCCCCTCCAGCGCCAGCTCGCGCAAGGTCCGCACATAGTCGATCACCGCGGCCGAGGCGGTGCCGTCGATCTCCAGCAGCCGCGCGTCGCCCTTCTCGCTCACCACCAGCGCATTGCCGCCGCCGCGCACGATCTCGCCGTCGCCGCCGGCCGGCTCGCGGATCAACAGGGTGGGGTCGGAGGAATACTTCAAGCCCCGCCCCGCCTGGCTCAATTGGTAGTCGATCTCGATGTTGGTCTCCACCGCGGCGCGAAACGTGCTGGCACCATCGATGGAATCCACGCCATCCGGCCCGCCCGGCAGGTTCTTGATCCACACCAGCGGTACGAAGCCCAGCCCGTGGCGCATGCTGCGGTCGGCATCGCGCAGCGGCGGGCGCCGCTCGCCGGCCACCGCCTGCGGCACGAACCAGGTCTCGTCCACCTTGTCCCAGCAGCGCATGAACCAGTACTCGGCACCCAGGTCGGCAATCTCGTAGCCGCGCGCTGCCAGTTCCCGGCCCGGCACCTTGTAGCGCTCGATCACCCGCAGCAGCTCGTCCGGCGCCTCCGGGTCCCATTCCGGCATCAGGTACGGCGTCTCCAGCACCCGGAAGAACACCCGCCCCTTCAGCACACGAAACCATATCGCCACCGACCCGATCGAGCCGCGCAGCGCCGCCTCCATCATCACCTGGTTGAGCGAGGACTCCTTCACCAGGTCGGAGAAGGCCGCGCGCACCACCTGGTCGGCACAGTCGATGGTCGGGAAATGCCCCTCGCTGAACACCAGCGACAGCGAATCGTCCACCACAATGCGCGCCAGCGGATAGCGCACACTCGGCCGCCGGCTGCGCAGCGGAATATACTCGCCGCCCACCCCGCGCTCCTCGTGGAACTCGAACGGCAACCCGTCATACAACGTGCCGTCCAGCACCCGCTTCAAAATGTCCAGCCGCCGGGTCCGCGCCGGATAATGCGGATCGGCCGGCACACAACCACACAACGTCGCGAACATGCCGACTCCTTCATGGCAAAGGCAAAGCAACAGGGCAGCGCCCCAAAGACGTGAAGCAAAGAAAGGCGAGGGCGCCGCCCTCGACCCGCAAAGGGTCAACGACCCTTTGATCCCATTATTTTGGAACAATTAAAAAATACGCCCAATCAATGCGAATGTTGTTGATACCTATATTGACACAAATACCGTCTGCACGCATTGTTTTCCAATCAAATAAGGTCCAGGGGCTTGGCCCCTGGCGGGTCTGGGCGGAGCCCAGCCTTGCTCATCTTTCCTCCTATGGAGCACCGCCCCAGCCTCAGCGCGCCAGCAGCGGCACCATCAGCCGCCGCGCCGGGCGGTGCGTTTCGCCGATCATTGCGTAGGCCCGCGACAGCGCATCCACTTGGTCGTCCTTGCGGCCATGCGGGAAGTCGCGCATTTCGTTCAGCAGCGGTTGGTTCCAGGCTGCGCGCAGCAGGGCGAGCCGCCCGGCCTCCACCTGTGCCGCCACCGGCATTGCCCGCGTCAGCTTGGCCCCGGTCTCCGGCGAGGCCACCACCCGGTAGCCGGCGAGTTGGCGCGAAAGCCACGCCACCTGTTGCTTGCCGGCCTGCCCGGGGTCCTGCGGCAAGCCCACCGCCACCGCCCGCCCGTCGCGCTGCGCGGTCTGCAAAATGCAGTCGGCCACCTCGTGCGGCCCGCCGCGAAACCGCACCACATCCA